CATATAGATATTCTCTCCTTATTTTACAGTATATAGGTGGTATATTAGCATTTAAATAAGACATTGTATATTATTTAATATCGCCCCAACTATTTCCTTTTTCATAATCAACTTTATTAGGAACTTTTAATTCAACAGCCGCTTCCATTATCTCAATAATATCTTCAGCTTGTTTATCAGATACAACAGATATGTCTACTTCATCATGTATTTGTATATGAGGTATGATACCATTTTCATATAAAGCAACCATAGATTTTTTAGTCATATCAGCAGCTGATCCCTGAATTAATTTGTTTAAAGCTTTGTAAGTAAATGCACGCTTCAAAGGTTCATCATATTCTTTTCTTGCTTGTTCTAATGGTAATGGTTTAAACACTCCAAATTGAACAGGCTGCCATAAATCAAAATGACACGCTCTACCACCTAACGTTCTTATTTTACCATAATTTTCTGCTCTTCTAGTTACATTGTCCATTAATTTTTTAACAAAAGGAGCCTTAGTATGGTATTGTTTAATTAATTTTTCAGCAGAATCTTTCATCAATCCTAATTCTGACATTAATTTATTTTTACCCATTCCATACATCAAACCTAAATTAATTGTTTTAGCTTGCTTACGTTCTATACCAGCCATATCAGCAACAACTTGATGGAAGTCCGCATCCCCTTTCTTATACGCTTCAACAATTTCATCAACACCTTCTAAATCTTGTAATTTTGCGTAATGTACTAAAATTCTAGGCTCTTGTTGTGAATAGTCAAATGAACCCCATACATGTTTTTCTTCTGGAATAAATATAGATCTTATCAATGGTCCTAACTCTGGATGTCTTGCAGGTATTTGTTGTAAGTTTGGATTAGACATTGAAAATCTCCCAGTAACTGTTCCACCATCATCAGATCTAATTTGATTTATATCAGCATGTATTCTTCCATTAACTGCATGTTTTGTAATAGAATCTATAAATGTAGTATGAGCTTTATTTATTTCTCTTGCATCAGCAATTGATCTAGCTAGCTCATGAGGATGATTCTGTAAAAAATTTTTTGTAAAACTTGGTTCTCCACTTTTTTCTGTTCTATCATATGGTAATTTTAATTTATCAAATGCCTTTGCAATTGACCTAGCAGCATGTATTTCTACATCAATTCCTGTTAAGTCCTTGATTTTATTGATAATTTTATTTTCTTGAAGAATCAAATCTTTCTTAATTTTATCAGCTTTTTCAAGATCAACTCTTACTCCTTTGAATCTCATATCAACAAGACAAGGAAACAATTTTGTTTCTAAATTAAATACATCCATCAACTCTTGGTTATGTAATTCCATATTTAATCTTTGCCAAAGTTTTAAAGTTGATTCAGCATCTCTTTCAGCATACTGTCCAACAAACAATGCAGGTAATCTCCACATATCTTTTTTAGCATCTAGTCCATAATCTTTAGCTGCTTCTAATAAAACTTTTTCATCTTTACCAAGACCTATGTAATGTTTTGCTAATGTATCAAGACGATAACTCATTCTATTTTCATCAATTAAAGATGCTGCAATCATAGTATCTACAATTTTATTTGGCATTTTTAATCCTGCTGATCTTAACCAACACACATCATACATTGCATTGTGAAATATAAATCTAGAGTCTTGTTTAAATAAATCTTGTAACCAATTTAAAACTAATTTTTTATCTAAATTACCACCCTGTTCATGACCTATAGGATAATAACCAGACCAACCTTCAACTGATACTGCAATACCTGCTATATGACCACGACCAACCACGTTCCCCGATCCGAGCTCAAGTAATTGCGGATCATTGGTCTCTAAGTCAATTGCTATTTCTTTATGACCGCGTAAATCTCTTAATTCATCAGGCATAACCCATTCAGTGTCCGGTGTGAACAAAGGAGCTTGAACATTTCTCATAAAGTATATAAAATTAAAACAACAATTGTGACTAAAATTGCAAATGCAAATTGTTTAGGTATATAACTATTCATTCTTTTCTCTCCTCATCTCTTCAATTTCTAATTCACAATAATGAATTATTTTTTTTAAATCTTCTATTCCGTTTTTATCTTTATAACGAATCACATATTTAATAACATTTCCTTGAAAAAAAGACAAGTTATTAGATGAAATAAACTCATAAGGTTGTATGTTATATTTTTTATAATGATTACCACCTTCTTGTCTCATAGATGGAAATGTTTTTTCTATATCTTTTTTAGTTGTCATATTAAATAAGCACGATCAAAATTTTTAGGATCTACAATATGCAATTCACATTTAGCTCTTGTTGTTCCTGTATAGAATAAACGATGTAATTCATCAGGATCTTGACTAAATGTTTCTAAAGCTTTGCCAGTTAAATCTTGTAATAATAAAACTTTGTCTGCTTCTCCTCCTTTAGCTCCATGTATTGTTGACATTATTATACGAGGATTTTTATTTATCTTCTCTCCATTCGCCCTCATGTTACGAATGTAGTTTTCGGTGAGGTTATCTAAACCCTCAAACGAATCGTACCAAACTTTATCTGTAATTAACCCATGTTTTTCCATACATTCTTTCAAAGTATATTTTGTTTCAGAATGTAATGTTTTACCTTTTTTAAACCCTTCCAATACATTAGCCCCTAAATATTCATATATATTCTTTATTTCTAAACTATTTAAATAACAACCTCCTCTCCAAGATTCCCAATTATATAAAGCTAATAATAATTTTAAAGAAATAGAATTTTGACCTTTGTGTTGATAGTACCAACCCCTTAACTCACATAATTCTTTAACATCATCTAAAAAATAATTAGCTGATGATAATACTAGCCAATTACCTTTTGACATATCTACTTGTGTAACATCTGAATATCTTTTTAAAATTCCTATTTCTTGTCTTGGTTTGTAATGTTTATCAAATCTATTTTGTACTTTACTAATAATTTTTTGAGATAACTCATGAATGGGTCCACCAGGAATACGATAAGATTGATCTAATGTTTTAATGTCGTCTACTTCTTCTTTTAAAGCTATGAAATGATCTACGTCTGCGCCAGCCCATTTAAATATGGCTTGATCGTCATCACCTGCAATATAAGTTTTTTTAGAATTTTTCCATAAAGTTCTAACCATATCCCATTGTAATAAAGATAAATCTTGTGCTTCATCAATAAATAAAACTTCAAAACTAGGATTAATATCTTCTATTATAAACTGTTCTAATAAATCATTAAAATCTTTTAATCCTTTTTCTTGTTTAAATCTTTTTAATTCTTCTGAAATTAAATATAAAGTATTACGTTCAATATCTAATGTATTGTTTCTAGAATCATAATAATCCAATAGATCAATTTTTTTAACTATGGCTGTATTAATGATTGTAAGATATTCATTGTCTGAATTAAAAGTTCCATCATTCTCAGAAAAGCTTGCTGTTTTAATTGGAATACCACACTTCTGTCCAAACTCTATATAATCATCAGGACCCATCATTTTTTCTTTACTCATGCCTAACATTCTAAATGCATAGGAATGTAATGTTCTAAAATTATATAAATCTGTTTCAGTATCTAATCCGAATTTTTCTGAAGCACGAGTGGCTGCTTCTTTTGCTGCTTTCTTAGTAAAAGAAAAATATCCTATCTGTTTAGGTCTTACACCTTGTTGAATAAATTGATCAACTAAATTTAATAAAGTTGTTGTCTTTCCTGTTCCAGGTGGTCCTAATATTATTGTTTTCATTTTTAAAAAACATCCTCCTGATATTTTACTTTAGAAACAGATGCTTCAACTTTTTTCATAGCTTTTATTTTAATAACTCTAGGTTGTTGATTTTTAATTGTAGGTCTAAATTCTTCTACAAAACAATCTAATTGTGTAAGATAATTTCCTGTTTTAATTTTATCGTGTTCCCAATTATTCTTTTTACAAAAACTATAAAAATCTTCTCTTCTAAAATAAGTAAACTCTCTTTTTTCATCTGTGTATGGCAGTTTATTTAAAATATCATCCATAGTTCTTGCGCTTTGTCTATTAGTTGTCCAGTCTTGTAATAAAGAAGTTATCTCATTAAGAGGATCTAAAGATTCCAATGGTTCAACTTCTTGTAAATTATTCATCATTGGTTTTAAAAAATGTTGTTTCCAATCTTTTGGACTTGGTATTGGAATAACTAAATTAGCTTGATCTAAACATGCTAAAGCAAATAATCCTGGCATATAAAGCTGTTCTGTCTTTAATTCTATTCTATTTTCTCCTACATCTAAAAACCATTGTGGTGGCTTAGATGCATACTTAGTTAAATTACCAAGTGTTGGCATTGCTTCTTCTCCAAATCCTACACCAAATCTTTTTGTTCTACATAATCCTGATTGACATACAGAATTAATAGGGGCATCTTTACATCTGTATTTGTCATATCCTTTTCTATTTACTGATTTAATTAATTGTTGCACCTCACTATTACTTAAAGGAGGATTCATATATTCTATATTTGCTTTTACAATTTGATCTTCCCACGAATCAGGATTAGCTTGTTTAAAATAAACTGCAATATTAAATAGTCCATTATTTCTAGATCCCTCACCAAAACCATCTTTAGCAAGCTTGTTTAAACAAGGTGGCCCATCTTTAAATACTTCTTCTATTTTCTTTTCTTCAATTTTAATTTCTTTGAGATCTTCTTCCCTGCAAGCATAAAGATCATAGAGCTTAAAAAATTCCTCAAGTGTACAACCGGAGCCATTATCATTGATAGCATATCTTAATCCTTTCATTTCATTGTGGTAGGGTAAGTTCAAGAAATTACCAGTGTCCCCACGTTCCACTAATATTTCTGTTTGTTTAGGAAAGATTTCACATCCTTCATAACCTAACATCTTTGACATCTTCTTTAATGTTCCTTGCATTAAAGACGCTGATATAAATTCTTTTGTAAATAAAAATACGTGTGCTCCGCCTGATTTAGAACGACATACAATTAATGGAAGTTTTAATTTTCTAATATTGTTAATTAATTCAAGATGATTAAAATTATATTGATCAATATCTATACATCCCCAACGACAAGTATTATTTTCTGTAATAGGTATGATACCTAAAGCTGGTCCTTCCCCTTTTAAATGCTTCTCCCAAAGATCGTCAGTAACATTTCCTCTTACGATAAATGCTTTGCCACCTTGTTTTCCGTTTTCCCCACGATCTCCCTTTTGATATTGACCATAAGCAATAGTTAGTCCTTCAAATATTTTTTTAAATTTATCTTTCATGAATCCTTCTTTCTGTTAATGGGGCCCAAAAATGGGCCCCTTACTAAAGATAATATTTAAAATGGAGTACTATCTCTAGATACTTCTTCTACATCTGCTCTTGTTTGCACGTTACCTTTAGAAACATTAGAATTAAAATCTTTAGACATTAAATATAAAGATTTATCTTCTGCTCCCATGATTCTGTCCATGTTTACAACCCATCCATACCAAGAACCTTTATCGTTCTTTTGTAATGTTGATGATAAATTATAAACAACCCCATGCATTGGTGGTATTGCAAATCCACCTTTTCCGTCAGGTATTTGTATGGTTTTCATCATTGAATTCCATTTTTTGCTGACGTTAAGTTGCGTTGATTTCATTGTAATCAACGCAGGTGTGTAACCACCTGTTTTTGTTTCAGCCATAACATAATAAGAAGCAGTTTCTTCTAAATAATTACCATTAGGTAATCTAATTTTAGAACCATCTCTCTTACCTGTTTGGATTACCGGACTGTTAGGTAGATGTATAGCAACTGGTGCTCCAGGGCCATCTCCTCTATCTGACCATTCAGGAAAATCCTTTTTATAGTAACAAGGAATAACCTTGATACCTTTCTTACCATCGTATAGTTCGCTGGTAACAGTATTATAAATCATGCCAGGCTTGGCACCATTCACATACTTTGCATCTCCATCAGTTACTTGTGGTGATAATTGTCCTAAGATTCTAAGAAAAGGTAGCGCAAGATCTTCTTGCGTCATGTTCTCAAAACCTTTGGCTGTATCATTGCCAAATAAGGCAATTGATCCATTTTGTTTTTTGTTAGCCATTACTTCAGTAGCCATCATTCATTCTCCATTATTTACGGGTTATTTTAGTTCTGTCTTTAATCCAAGTACTAAAGACATCAGAAGGCATGTCGAGCCCGGACTCGACACGCTCCTGAAATAGGGCTGTCAAAGTATTCCAAGCCACATCAGATTTCTGATTTGGTTCAAAACCGTTTGACGCCGCAAGGTCCAACAAACGTTGTGCCTTGTCATCTTCGCCACGACCAAAGGTCACAATTACATTATTTTTAATAATGTCACCTAGACCGTTTTCACGAAGCCAGTTATA